GAGAAAGTCCGGTGCTACGGGGACGACTTTCAGTGCCAGCCCGCAGGAACTATCGTACATACGGAAAACGGCGGGATGCCTATAGAGCTGTGCAATGGAAAACGGCTTCTTACATACGACATGGGCGACGGCGTATACAAGTTGTCCGACCCCGTCAAGCTCGGGGTCAGGGAGACGGACGAGCCCTTATATGAGGTCAGGATGCGTCTTCCCGGCAGCACATTCTATAATTATGGCTCCGGGGTCAGTTACTTTACAGGAAATCACAAACTTATTGTAAGGGATAAGAACAGGTGGAACATACGTATGAGAACCGTAAAGGAATGCCTCGGAAAAACATCCGGGCTGCTTGTTCCCTGGTTTAATATTGAGCATGATATGCTGTCGTCAATACTGCCTGACTGGGTACCGTTCGACGTCAGCATCAGCCGGACTTCTCCGGGGATTCCTTACAAAGTGTACAGCCTGGACGTTCCGGAGTTTCATACTTATGTGGCTGACGGCGGCCTCACTGTGCACAACTGTCTTTACACATATAACGGCGCCGCGCCGGAGCTCCTCATCGAGATGGCGTCGCACTACCGCCTGGTCAGGCACGAGACGAGCTACCGCCTGCCGAGGAAAGTATACGAGTTCGCGCGGGGGATAACGGACGTGATTCAGGACAAGGTCCCGAAGGACTACGCGCCCGCCGAGGACCGCGAGGGTTTCGTAAAGGACCTGCCCGACAGGAACGTGCTCGCACGCCTCATAAGGGATGACCTGAGGCACCACGGCTCGAAGGGCGGACGGTGGATGCTCCTGTTCAGGACCAACTGCTTCATAGAGGACATGACCAAGACGCTCCAGCAGTTCATGGTGCCGTACCATACGGCCAAGGGCTTCTGCATCTCGGCGCGTGACCTCGCGAAGATAGAGCGGTACTACAAGTACGCGCAGGAAGGCTACGGCACGCCCGGCGCAAGGGAGAAGTTCATGTCCGAGTACAAGATAAAGGACTTCCAGGACGGCTTCGCGTCGAGCGAGCTTATCCCCGGCGTGGAGCGCTACTACTATCAGGACCTTGTGGACACATGGGGGCTTCCGCTCCTGCGCGAGATGTCGAAGATGGACGACCCGTTCCTTCTCCTGTCCACCGTTCATCGCGTGAAGGGCGGGGAGGCGGATTACACGGCGCTCTTCATGGACTGCACGAGGCTCGTGCATGAGAACATGACGCTCAACGCGGACGAGGAGCTCCGCGTCCTCTATGTCGGATGCACCCGTTGCAGGGAAGGGCTGTATCTCGTGCCGTCAAAGAGCCGCTATTCCCTGTCACGCCTCGTGGACATCGTGCGCGAGGTCAATGACCTGTAAAATTATTTACAAAAGCACTTGACAAGTATTTATAGTCGTGCTAACATATCCTATATAAAGGACGACGGGCTATGAAAGCCCGTTACTTGTAGTTTTTCTACAAAACAAGGAGTTTCGGAGGACAAAATGATTAAATTCAGGGTGCTTAACGCGGACCCTATCGGTGATTACAGGGAGGCTGCGATGACGACCAAGGGCCTCGTGCCCGGGGAGTACCCGCAGAAGAAGTTCGGCTCCGAGCAGGAGAAGGCCGAGGTAGAGTGGTGGGTAAGGCAGATTGTCGCGAACCACTCGGTGCTCCGCAGCGTGCGTTTCCGCATGACGGGCAGGGCACCGAAAAGCGTAGTGATGCAACTCATACGGGCGACCAAGGGACATCCGCAGCCCGAGGTCCAGAGCTCGCGTCCTGACTGGACAGGGAAAGAGCGGTCCAATGACCCCTACGAGGAGATTCTGTTCATTCAGGACCATACGGCGGAGAGTTTCGTCGAGATGGCGAAACAGAGGCTATGCCGGAAGACGGAGGCAAGTACGAGGCAGTTCATGCTCAAGGCCGTGGAAACGCTCATGCGGAGCTCCGACCCGTTCCTTGTGGCAGTGGGGCTGTGCTCGCAGCCCTCATGCGTGTGGCACGGGGCGTGCCCGGAGCTCAAGCCGTGCACTTCCGTAGCCAAGCGGCTCTCGGACCTTATCCTGTCCCTGCCTGGAATTGTGAATAATCCTGTGTAGCAGGAAAGGAGATTAAAATGGATTTCGGAATGGCAATCATCGCGCTTAAAAGGGGCAACGCCGTGGCCCGCACGGGCTGGAACGGCAGGGGAATGTTCCTGGTATTGCAGGATGGAAGCACGGTCAGCGGCAAAGACATGCGGAATGCGCCCGCGAAGGATTATTTCGGGGAGCATCAGGTCACGATACGGCCGCACATTGACATGGTGGACGCCCAGGGATATTACGTACCGGGCTGGCTCGCGAGTCAGACGGACATGCTCGCGGAGGACTGGGAAATAGTCAAGCCTGAGTTTCCGGAGCGTGTGTATAAATGAAGAAAAAGCTTATAATACTCGGCAAGGGTCCGGTCGTCGGCAAGGACTGCGTTGACGCGAGGGCCGACTGGCCGGGCTTCGAGGTGTGGACGGTCGGCACACACAGGATAGAGAATGCCGGGAGGTACTATGAGTTTCACGGACTTGAGTTCCGCGGGCACAAAATGGTCCGTGAGGTATGTCCGGAGGTAGACAGAATGTCGGACGAGCTCCCTATCAACAACTCGATAAGCGCGATGCTTCTCGAGGCGTACTTCGAGGGCTACACGGACATAACGCTCGCGGGCTGCCCCATGAGCATACAGGCGGAGTATATAGAGCAGAAACCGGCCCTCGCGATGTGCGTGGGCTGGCTCAGGGCAAAAGGAATCAGGGTCGCGTGGCTGGACGAGATGCCTCACGGACTTTACTATAAGGAGCACAGGAATGGACAAGGAAGAAATTGAGGTAGCTTTTACGGGCAGGGAATTAGACGCATGGCTGAGCGCGCATAACGCCGACGACATGGAGGAGGTGCTCAAGGGATTTGTCTCCGACACACATACGTTCTGCAGGAGCCTTGCGAATCTTTATGAGGAGAACAAGGTGCCCCTGGCCATGCTGGGCGTGTGCGTCAAGATAGACGTAAGCATGACTGACGACAAGTCAGGACGCCTCACGCTGATGACGTCCCAGCTGGGAGCACCGTACAGCCTGATTGACAAGATGAAGAAAGATATGGAAGGAAACGGACAGGATGATGGAACAAGATAGCTGCCTGATATGCAGGATGCCTCTTTTTGGCGGGAAAGGAACGCGGCTAGTTGCTGAGTGCTACGGCGTGTGCCTGATGCGGAAAAGGGCAGACAAACACGGAACGTATTCGGACTGCGGCAAGGGCCGCGTGTTCCTGTGCCCTGACTGCCTCAAGAAGCATAACGGCAGCAGTGTACTGGGTGCACTTATCGAGCAGAAAGAGCACAGCGATGAGCTGGAGAAAATACAGACAGAGGGAGACTGGACATGACGGTAAAAGAGATTGCGTTCGACTATGAGACATATGACCCGTACCTCGTTACCCGCGGCAAGCTCAAGGCCCGGGGTCCGAGCTGCGTGTTCGGCAGAGGGCGTGTTATATGCGCGGGGCTCCATGACGGCGTGAGCACATGGAGCCTTGACGGTGATGGCGGCGACGAGGTCAGGAATCTTCTCCTGTCCCCCGGCGTGACTCTCATAGGGACGAACATACTCTACGACCTTATCTGGGGCTGTACTTCGCTGCATGTTGACGCGCGCGACGTGCGATGCTCCGTCATAGACATAGCCGTCGCCGAGAGCCTCATAGACGAGTACCAGCCGTTCAGCCTGGACGCGCTCGCCCGCAAGTACCTGCACGAGGGCAAGGGCAAGGACACGCTCGAGGGAATCGCGCTGGGGCTCGGCCTCAAGGGTGATTTCCGGCAGCACCTCGCCGACCTCTGGGACAGGGGGTATGCCGAGGAGATAAGGGCATACGTAAGGTCGGACGCCGACCAGCCGTACAGGATATGGCAGATGCAGAAAAAAATTCTTGCCGAACAGAATCTTATGCCCGCGATGGAGATGAACATGGCCGTGCTCAAGGCCGCGCTTTTCATGAAGCTCCGCGGCGTGAGAATCGACATGGACAGGTGGCTCGGGAACTGCCGGACGGCGCAGGATGCCGTGGACAGGCTGCGGGCCGACTATGAGGGCAAGTACGGAAAAGTCAATATCAACTCACCCAAGCAGCTCGCGGTCCAGATGGACCGGTTCTGCGTGGAATACAAATATAAAATCAACATCAAGGGATTCAAAAAGACCGACGGGACCAAGTTCCTGAACAAGAACGACCTCTTCGAGGGCGACGAGCTCACGGAGCAGAAAAAAATTCTCCGCGGGACGTTCGGGAAGGCTGTCAGGATAGAGAAGGGGCGTCTCGTGATGTACGTTCCCAAGCAGTACGCGGAGCGAACGGCGTCGCAGCTCACCGGGCTCGGCTACGAGGTGTCCTCGAACCCGTCTATTAACAAGACTCTTTTTGCCGAGCTGGGCGGCAAGGTCCCCATAGTGACCGACCTCGCGCAGTACAAGCAGGCGAAGAACATAACGGACAAGTTCCTGGGGCCGGGCTTCGGACGCTACATCGTCGCGTACAGGGACGGAAAGCCTTCTCCTGCTTTCGACGACGCGGGAAATCTCGCCGTCCCGGACGCGGATGAGTACCGCCTCCACTGCACGTACAATGTCGTGGGCGCGAGGCAGACGGGGCGCCTCTCCTGCTCGCAGGCGAACGCCCAGCAGATTCCGTCGAGGACGGTGCTCTTCGAGAAGACAGACCATGAGGTCAACCTCGCCAGGATGTGCCGCGAGTGCTTCGTGTCGGAGAAAGGCCATGCGTTCCTCAAGTACGACTATTGTCTGTCAATGGATTCACTGTTCCTGACATTCGACGGGTATGTCCGGGGGGACGAAATGATGACCGGAAAGCATGTCCTAGTTAATCTGGACGGAAAGGGACAGGGCTACAAGGCCTACGTGCAGGAGCGGGACATGCTTGCCTTCGAGCTTTCTAACGGTGTAATACTGAAACAGATACCCGAGCACAGGCACTACGCAACGGACAGGAAAGAAGCTTATATCAAGCTGGCCAAGGACTTCAAGGTAGGCGACCAGCTCGCGTTCTACCGGGACTTTCCAAGCTATGACGGAGGAACTATACCCGGCAGTGATGTTCTGGGGACTCTGCCTGATGCGACCAAAGGTTATGTCTGTGGTCTTTATCTCGGTGACGGTTACGTGAAGGCAGAGAAAAACTCCGGAGAGCTCATACTGCATGTGGAAAACCGGAACCTGCTCACCGAGGCGAGGTACCTGTTCACCTGTGTTCCACCCAGGCAGCGTGGGACTATTTTTCACGCCGCGCTCAGAGCTGATGTATGCAGATGGTTGTGCGAGCACTTCGGCCGGAAGGAGAATAAGACACTTCCTGACTGGGTGTACACAGCATCAAGGGCTTTCCGCGCGGGACTTATCGCGGGAATTCTTGATACGGACGCCTGCATAGGCAGGAGAAGGTGCGTAATAACTATGTGCAGGGAGACGCTCATGCGTAAGCTTGCCGAGTTCCTGGCCTGTAACGGCATACACGCAGTATGGTCGGAGCAGTATGTTCCGGCACAGCGTAATAATTATGGTAAGGAGCATACGATATACAACTTGTACATCAGGCATTTTGCTCACGCTACGATGAATCGTGTCCTACATGCAATGCGTGTGCGTGGCAGGCTTCTTATGGAGTGGTCCGAGCAGACTACGCGCAACAATCTTGGGTGGAGCTTCGACTATGCCTCACTGCCGGATGACATGTTCGTGCAGCGCAGGGGGGCGGAGTACAAGTCGCTCTATATGGCGCGTTATTTCGGGCGGGGGATTCCCGCGGACACGGCGGCGGCGCTCGGGTTCTGGCAAAAAGACAAGTTTCCCGTCACGATAAGGAAGATTTACCCTGTCCGGGGGGAAGCACTCATAATGGAGTGTGACACGCACTCTTTCATCACGGCCAACATGCCTACGATGAACTGCGCACAGGAGAACCGGGTCGCGGCGCAGTTCTCCCCCGGCGAGAACGGGAAGAGAATACGCGCGATGTACAGGGAGAACCCGTACCTCGACGAGCACGAGTACGTCACAAAGGTGTCCGGGCTTGCCGAGGCACACGGCCCGAAGATAGGACGCAAGTACGCCAAGAACATCAGGTTCGGCGTGTCCTACGGGCTCGGGCTCCCGCACATGTGCGAGATGTACGGCTGGGACGCGGAGTTCGCCCAGGACCTTTACGACAAGGTAGCCGCGGCAGCTCCCTGGCTCTTCGAGCTCATGGAGCAGGTGCAGCGCGTCGTGCTCAAGCGCCGTTACATACGGACGCTCATGGGACGCCGCATCCACCTCAGAAGAGGGCACGACAACGATGCGTACAAGTTCATGAACTACCTCATACAGGGCTCGTCGTCCGATATGACCAAGCTCGCCACGGCGTCGATATTCCGCATGATGTGCGGGGACCATGACGCGGGACTGGAGGTAATATCCCTCATCTTGTCGGTCCACGACGAGGACAACTCGGACGTCAGCCTCGACGACATCGACCTCGCGGTCGAGCGTACGATGCGCGTCAGGGAGTGCATGGAGAACGCAGTGGATATGGAGCTCCCGGTCATCTCCTGCCCGGAGATAGGCACGAGCTGGGCGGACGGCGTAGAATGGGACCCGTCGCTCGGGGACTGCCGTGAGTTCGTCCGCGCGGCGTACACGGCGATAAAGGAAGGTACGTTCACCGAGTTCAGGAAGAAAGCCAAGGCATACGGCGACGGCGAAAAGGATATGAGCTTCTCCGAGTTCTGCGAGTATATGGACTCCGATGATGACGAGCCCGATGAATAATTTTTCACAAAAGTGCTTGACAAGTTTTAATACTTGTGTTAATGTGTAGATATGAGACACAACAGACAGAAAGACGGAATCGTCTATATATCAGGACCGATAACGCTGGACGACGGCTGGCGGCAGCGGTTCAAGGATGCCTATGACAGGCTCAAATCGGAGGGCTGGGGCGCTGTGCAGAACCCCGCGGACATCGGCGACGGACTCGATATGATGCTCGGCGCGGTAGGAAAGAAACCGTCGTATGCCGATTATATGAAGGCGAACCTGCGCGTGCTCCTGGGGTGCACGCACGTATACATGCTCAAAGGCTGGGAAGGCAGCAGGGGAGCGTGTGTCGAGAAGCAGGTCGCGGAGGCGTGCGGGCTGGAGGTGATGTATGAGGTATGACATGTCATGCCCGGAGCTGGCAGGGCCGTTCCGGAACGAGCAGGACTTCAAGAACGCATGGCTCGGCAAGCTCAGGCGCAGCGGCAAATACATAGACGTGTTCGAGATGGAGAACGAGGAGAAAGTACCGGGATTTCCGGACGTCCTCTGCATCCGTAATGACGGCAGGGCGGAGTTCCACGAGATGAAGCTCGCCGACAAAAGCGGCAGGTTCAAGATGGAGAGGACTCAGCCGCGTTTTTACGTACAGCATCCGAACCTGTGTATAGCCGTCGTGGTGTGGTGCGCAGGCAAAGTATGGATGATTACCACGCAGGACATAGCGCTGCGGGCGCTCGAGGACGTGTCCGTCGGCATGAATGTCAACGATTTCAGGGAGGCGCCCTATGGGACAGAAGTTCCTTATCGTGAACACTGAGGCTTTCAGCCCGTCAGGAATAAAGGGTAATAAGACAACAGGCCTTGGCATGCTCCCGGAGATTGTCCGGCGTTTTTTGAAAGCTAATCCTGACCCGTTCATAGTGCTCGACGAGAGCTCCAAGATAAAGACGACGGCGCCTGCGCAGGAGAGCAAGAAATCCACGCGGACGCGCCTGATTAAGATGCTGAACATGTTCGGCGAGCGCATGGCTCTCACGGGGACGCTCATGAGCAAGAGCCCTCTCAACGTCGTGGACCAGTACCAGTTCCTCGACGGTGAGGCATACCCTGAGGGAATGTATGCCCTGGCGGAGCAGTACTGTGTGATGATGACGATAAGAGTGGGGCGCGGGCGGCGCGTGCTGATACCCGAGCACTCGGGCGAGCGTGACGTCGCATCATGGACGGGTATCAGGAAAAAGCTCGTGAACGCATACAGGCGTGGCGGCTCGGACACGCTCGCGGGGGCGATGATGGCGGTGCAGAGGGAATATGGCATATCGTACAGCAACCAGCAGTGGATAATAGACCACAAGGAGTATACGCCGTTCAAGCATCCGGAGAAGATAATAGCGCGGTACGGCTGGTGCACGGAGTCCGTGAGCCGCGCCGAGGCGTTCGACACGCGCCTCGAGAAGTTCGTGGAGCATCCCATAGAGCGCAAGGTGCGGCTTGGAAGCAGCGCGAGGAAGCTGTATACGCAGCTCGTTAAGCTCGGTTTCACCGACAACGTGACCCTCGGCAACTCGGCCGCACTCGAGCTTTCGCACAGGCTCCTCGACATCTGCAACGGGTTCGAGCCCGTGTCGTCGTGCAAGGACTGCGGCGAGCAGGAAGGAATACTCCGTGCGACCTGCCCTCTCCACGCGGAGTGCAAAAAACCAAAGACGGAGAGCGTCCCGCTGGGGGAGAACCCGAAGCTTGACGCGCTCATGGAGCTCGTGGACGAGATAGGCCCCGAGCAGTACCAGATAGTAATCTGGTCATGCCGGAAGAACTTCATGCGCCTGGTGCGCGACACCCTCGATGCGGCCGGGATTTCCTCCTGTGTCTACTCGGGCGACCAGAATGACAAAGAAAAAGCGGACGCCCGCGAGGGGTTCGCGTCGGGACGGTACCGTGTCTGTGTGGCGAACCAGCAGTCCGCCGCGTACGGCGTCAATTTTATGAAGGGCTGTGACTACATGATTTATGCCTGCTCGGACTCGAGCGTCGAGGCTGACCACCAGTCGCGGCACAGAGTTCTCCGCGGGCAGACTGTACGCATGAAATACGTGTACAGGCTCTACATGGAGGGAAGCGTCGAGGAGCGCATTTACTCCTCACTGAACGTGGGCGAGGAGCTTATCGGCGCTGCCAGTACCAAAGATATATTCGAGCTGAGGACATGACGGAATACGAACTTGCGTGCGACGTGTGCGGCAGGTCATACGGGCGTATGCCTACGATGTGGGAGTGCTGCGCTGCCATAGAGCAGAAAAGCATGTCCGCGATTAAGGCAGGGGACGAGATTGTCCTTCTCTGCCGCCACTGCAGGAGGAAAATGTATGAGGGAACCCTACGGTTACCAGAAAGGTATAATAGAGCGGTCGGTGAAGCGGAAGATAACGATGGTGGAGGCGGCCTGCGGAACAGGCAAGAGCCTCATCGCGGGACAGACCGCGATAGGAAAAGGAAAACCTACGATGATAATAACACCGAAAAACGTCACGAATGATTTCCGTGAGGAGCTCGTCGCCGACGGCGTAAGCCCTGATGACATCTGGGTCTACGACGCGGGTGAGAGTCACAAGAAGGATTATTACGAGGAGTTCGAGAAATGGTTAAGGTCATAGAGCATCCCGTGAGCGGTATGAAGCTCGTGGAAGGCAAGGAGTCGGTGCTGTGGGAGAACGGCGCTGTGTGCGCCCGCAGCGAGTACGAGAACACCTTAAGGATGAAGCCTGACGAGCTCGCCGGTGTCATGCAGGCTTGGGAGCAGAGCGCAGAGCACTCGGGCTACGACTGGAAGTACGCCGTGACCACGGGAGTGCTCAGGAAGAAACCCGTCCGTAAGGCCGACGCTCCGGACGGGCAGTCCGTGGAACCTGACGGGTATAAGAAGCAGGAGAAAGAGACACATACCGTACGCCGCGGTATATCCCCTGCATCCGTGACATTTTTCGTCATGGTCATAGTGGGGTTTGTCGCGGCAATAATGTCCGCATATCATACCGCGGTCGCGCTGGCGTCGTTCGGGCGCCCGCTCGCCGTCGGCATTATCACGGGGACGGTCATGGTGATGTTCTCGGCGACGGCGTTCACCGCCGGACGGTGGTTCATGCAGGAGAAAGGTCCGGTAAGATTTTTTTCCGTGCTGTTCATCGCGCTCGGAGCGGTCATAGTGGCCTACTCGATGCTCTCGACGCTCACCGTCAACTACGATGCGTGGAGCGGGACGGAGGACAAGAAGGAGTCGGAACGGCTCGAGGACAGCGGCGAGACGGAGCTTTACGAGAGACGGCTCCGCATGCTCTGCGAGCGCATTGATGCACAGAAAGCCGAGACGGAGAGGCTCGAGGGTGAGGCAGATTATTGGCAGAAAATGAGCTGGGCGAGGTATGATACCATAGCGGAGCAGCTTCGGGAGTCCAGGAAGAAAGAGGATGAGCTCGCCGCCGAGTACGACGCGCTGCTTCTTGCCCGTCCCGGAAATGTGCCTGTGATGGAACAGGAGCGTCCGGCGGACGTGTTCATGTTCCTGACAGGGCTTTTCGGCGGTGACGCGGACATACTGAGGCTTTTCATGCAGGCGGTCCCCGCGATGTTCTTCGACGTCATAGCGCCGTTCGCGCTGTCGTGCGCTGTGTACCTGTCGGAGAAAAGGAGGCACCGTGATGTATGACGTGACCTGCCGCGCGTGCGGCAGCCCCCTGCGCAGGGGAAGCGGAAGGTTCGACAACGTGCTCTGCCCGGAGTGCGCTGCATGGCTGGCACGGCAGAACTACCGCGTCCGGTACAACAGGGCCAGAATATCCGGCACAGCTGGAAAAGCTCTTGACAAGTATTCATCAAAGTGGTACAATAAAAGGTGTAAGGAGGACTGACAATATGTCTGGAATAGTGAAACCTGCGGAAGATACGAGCAGGTACAACGCGCGCCGTAACGGCTCGCACAAATACCGCGTGGTGATACGGAACGCATCTGACTATGTCGTTCCGGCGGAGAACGAGGAGTACATCTTCTGTGAGGTGCTCACACAGAAAGCGTACCGCGCGGCGGGACTGGGACCGGTGACGAACATGCTCTACAGGCTTTTCTCGCTGCCGTCCGTGGTGGTGAAGGTCTACGGAGTCAAGGCGGTCAGCGTCAGGACGCTCAAGGAGCTTGCGTGGCTTGATTTTACGCTTGACGATGCCGACGGAGAGGACATATTCGAGGTGGCTGAATGAGCGGACTGATGCGGGAACCCTCATGGACTGTTTATTACCGCTGCTCATGCGGCTGGAGCAGGCTGTCGTGGCACACGAGCCAGAAATCCGCGGCGGAGGAGCAGAACCGGACCAAGTCATGCCCGGAGTGCGGGGCTGTGCCGGAGTACAGCTCGCTCGACAGGGGCAGGCTGACGTTGCAGGAATGCGCGGACAAGTATGTCATGCGTATAAAGTAGGAGGCACCTATGGGAATTCTCTTTCTGCTCGCGCTCCTGGGCGGAAGCCCGCTCCTCGCGCTTGTCATCTTCGGGTCAATGTGGCTCGATGCGTCCGCGAAGGACGACAGGGACAGGGAAATAAGACGTTTTAACATAGAGGAGAGCCGTCACCGGGACATGCTGCGGCGCTCGTATGAGACGGAGGACTCAATGTGCTCCGCCATGAATGACGCGGCGCAGAAGCTGTCGGAGAGCACGAAAGAACGCTCCGGCAGAAAACGCAGGACACGCTCCGTCATACGTTACACGGACGGTACCGTAGAGGGCCGTGAAATCATTGATATAAGGAATTAGGAGGCGATTATGGGAAAATTAAGACAGGGACTGGCATGGATTGTCACGGCCCTGCTCAGGCTGCTCGCGGCGGCCGTAATAGTCATATTGACTTCGGTGCTGCTGTTTGTGGCGGGACTCGTGCTCACGGCGTTCCCCTGCCTTGCGGTGTTCTGCGTCGTGCAGATGTGCGGCCCGGTGCTGACAGGTATAGGCTGGGTATGGCTTGCGGCCGGAGCCGCGGCATGGGTCGTGCTTGAGGTCATAGTGCTCAAGGGAACGGCCAGGAGCAAGAGAAAGGCCCGCGAGGAGGCGGAAAAAACTAAGGAGGCAGGAGATGGAGCGGAAGGAAATAAGCCTGTTTGACCCTAAGTTCATAAGGACAAAAGGTGACGATTCCCTTATAGGGAAAAAGATGTTCTTTGATGACAATTTGGATGACCTTAAACTGACTGTAGATGGCCAGAGCGAGGGGCAAGGGGTATATCGGACTTTGCTCGGGATAACTGACTGCTCTTTCATGGATGACAGTGGCAGGCATTGGAATTATGCCTACTATGACCCGCTCTATGAGATAAAGGCAGCATACAGTCAGGGCAGGCAGATACAGCAGCGATGGCGCAGCTCAAGCCCGTGGGAGGACATCATAGCCAATCCGTCATGGTCATCTGACATCGAGTACCGTATCAAGCCGGAGGAGACATGGCGGCCGTACAAGGGTTTCGACGAGTTCCTCGCCGACGTTCAGGAGCGTTTTCCGAGTACACGGAACAGGCCCGCGGGAACGATGCCTCTTGTATGGGTGAGGCTGCAGCAGAATCAGCACGCATTTCATCTTATTACGGGATATAATACAGACTGCGGCGCTGGAACAGCATTTGTCGCGGGTTCTGACATATTCACATGCAGCATGATGTTCTATACGTTTACTTATACGGACGGAACGCCGTTCGGGAAAAAGGAGTGATTATGCACTACTGTATGCGTTGTCACATGAGCTGTATACAATACATGCGCCACGGATATGTTTATTGGATATGTCCGTTATGTGGTGCGGTAATAGAGAGTACTGGAGTATAAATGAGGCTGCCTGATGGCAGCCTTTTTATTCCCTGTCGTTCAGGAACGGGAACGCACCGCCCTTGACGAGCCACGATACGGCGAAGAATGTGAGGGCCAGGGTCTCTATCCACCATATCTTAGCGTCAAAATAAACCGGAAGAAACATCAGCAGGAGCGAGCACACCATGCCTGTGCCGCATATCCTGTAGATTATGTTCCGGATTCTTTTCCTCTTTGTCATTTCTTTCCCGGCATCCGTCTTGGTAAAAAGAAAAAGCGCGTTGTATGACAGGAGCAGGAAGAAAATCACCGCCGCGGTGCTGTGCACTACGTTGGAGGCATTAACGGGAAGCTGGAAAAGCCCCGTGTGCTCCGGCGCGATGCCGCACGAACACGGAAACAGCACAATCATTATTCCGAATACGCCCGACAGCGTGGTGACGAGGTTGTCCTGCAAGTCGTAGCCGTCATAGCACATCAGGACCAGGCTCGCCGCGGTCAGGATTCCCGCGAGCGCCGGGTTCGTGTAGTATGTGGCGCTTATCGAGAGCTCCCGCCAGAAGCCGTCGGTAAGACCGCCGGTGAAAGTTCCGTACATCCACGCGCCGAAAAGGCTTATCCACGGAAGCAGGCCTCCGAGCAGCCCGGCGTAGTTCCTTATCCTCTTCTGCCACAGCTCGTTGTCCGTCATAACATACACCCCCTAGAAAACAGCGATTACAGCGCAGGCTACGGCGAGCACGATTGAGATTATCTCAAACACCGCCGCTTTCAGTCCCTCGTTCTTTATGTGCTTCTCGTAGGATTTCCTCTGCTCTTCTGAGCTTGTCCTCAAGTCCCGCACATCCTGCTCCGATTCTGTCAGCTGTGCTTGAAGCTGCTCCAATTCCGTCTCCAATGTGCTGCACTGCTCCTGTGATAGTTCCAGCTGACTCCTGAGCACCTTTGAGTCCGTCCTCAAGCTTGTTAATTCCGCCTGCGACTCTTCCAGAAGCGTCATCAGCTCCGCTTCCTGTTCGTCGTCCAGATAGGCCTCTGAAAAACAGTGCAGCGACGACAGCAATAAAAGCAATACCAGACCAGATAAGAACTTCCTGCACATCACTGCTCCTTGTTCGTGGAGAACTTCTCCGCAAGCAGGTTGATGTCAACCGTGCCGAATATTCCCATCACGCAGAACCCTGCCGTGTTCACGACCGGGGACATCACCTTCATCTCGTCTACCGTGATTTTCCTCGCGGCGACGAGGCAGAAAAGAGCCGCGTTGCCCGCGACCACCACCACCACACCGATGACCTTGCTTATAAGGCTCGCTGTCTTTGCCTTCATTTTGAAAGTCCTCCCGATATTATGAATGCCACCACGGCTGACAGGAACGCGGACAGGAGCGGCGACATGACTTTCCAGAACGTGTCGCTCTTCTTGTCCTGCTGCTTCTCAAGCTGCTTCTGTATTCCCGCGAGCTGTGCCTCAAGCTGCTGTATTTTCTGCTCCTGCACGTTCGTCTGCTGAGTAAGCTCCGTGAGCTTGTCCAGCTTCTCGTTCACCTGCAGGAACTGCGCGTTTATTGACTGAAACTGCATTGTTATTAAATCCATCGTCTTGTCATCCATTGTCTTACCTCCGAGAAAGTAAAACTCTTCCGATGCCGCTCATCATGGCTGGTCCTCCGTGAATACCGCCGTATACACGGGAGTACCCGCCAGCGGTGCCTCAGTCTCCAGTATGCGCTCTCCCGACAGCGTCTGGCCGCCGGTCTCCCAGTGGTCGAACGACCATCCGTCTCCGTCGGACGCGATGCAGGAAATGTCCCCGCCAGCACTGACGGTGCCTGACGAAGGAAACGCGACGCAGCCCGCGGAGACAGCGCCTGCGGGTGATACCTCCGTGGTCCAGGAGATGTCGGCCAGGCTGAACGCCGCCGTGACGACGAGCGTGTCCTCGCCCGGAAGAAGCTCCGGCACCGTAAAGAGCCACTCGCTCTCGTTCGACACGACCTCGCCGTTGAGTTTCCAGCCGTCGAACACATGCCCCGCCGCCGGGAAAGCCGTGAGCGTAATCCTGTCGCCCTCGTGCACCTGCGCCGTGGCAGGGGACGCCGTTCCGGTGCCCGCCTCGGCGACGTCCACACGGAGGAGCACCTCAAGAGGAGTCGGCGCGACGTCGATTCCCTCACTGAGCATGAATGCCTGTACGACCGGGGATTCCGTCTCGTCAGCCACGCGGAGCGCGTCAATCATGGACTGCGCCCCGACTGTGTCAACCTGCCCGCCCTTGTGCGACAGGCGGTACATGTTAAGCTTTCTTGGTTCCATAGAGCCACCTCGTTGACACGAGCACGCCGTTCCTTACGGTCGCGGACGAGCCCATTGGGTCATTTGTTATCATATATCCTTTCCTGCCGTACGACAGGTTCGTGAAATGTGTCTTCTTGTCCTTCCAGCACCCGAAGATGACGCGGACGTCCTTTCCGGGAACCTCGTCCGGGGAATGGTGCCTGTTGTCATAGCGCGCGTTCAGGGCGAAAAGCTCCGCGAGCCCGTCATAATCCCTGACCTCCGCCTCGCCCTCGTCATCCTGGTCGCCGTCGCCGTTGAGGTCGCCCGATATATAGCCGAACCACTGCGCGACGTGCCAGAGCTGGTTGAGCCTCTTCACGCCCGTTCTTCCCTCGAACTCGTCGGGAGAAGCGTGGGCGAAGCAGAGGAAAAGGCATCCCCACCTCCTGATTTCGGGGATAAAATCTTTGTCTGTCTGTCTTATGTTCCTGAGCATAGCTTATTATAGCATATGCGCGTCAGATTGTAAACGTTCCGTGCCGCCGGTGCGCGCCTAACTGGTCCGCTCCCAGCAGTAGCGCGCGAGATACCTGTTCTTTGTGCTCACGGAGGCATTGGTCGTAGTGTTGTTGCCTACGCTTCCCGACGGCGTGTAGTAGTGCTTATGCGCCGAGCCTGTCCCTGTGTTGAACGCTGTGCTTCCTCCGGTACTGCCGGAGATGGAGTATGCTCCGCCTGAGATTGTACCCCTGGGCGTTATGTTGAGCGTGTCCGGAGGGGTACCCGTGCACGGATGTATTGTGGTGGTAATATTTGGGTCCGGTCCCGGTACATAAATTTCATTTGTCCATATTCTGTTGGGTTTTTCGCTCCAGGTTCCCTGGGTTACGCTTCCCGTGCGCGACAGGCTTATTCCCGGAGTGCACGTGAACGACATCGCCTCTGCATAATAATCTAATGTGCCAGTCCACGTAGACTGATTAAGTGTTTGTACGGCTACAGTATACCTGAGGTCAGGCAGCGACGACCATACCGCAGCCGGGAGGTTGAAGCTATCCGGTTTCGTCAGGGAAGTGCTGTTGGGGTACACCGACTCCTTCGTTCCCGTGAAAGTCGGATTGGTCGTCACGCTGACCGACCCTCCCTGCGTATGCGTGTGGCTTCCGACGCTGTGCGTGTGCGCCGATTCCGCCTCGGTCTGTGCCCTCGTTCCCGTGAATGAGTGCGCGTGCTGGGGCAGATTGTTCGCGGTGAGCGTCACGCTGTCCGCGCCCCGTACGGTGTCGTCCACGGGGTCGCTGTCGCCCGCCGCGCGTATCACGCAGTCCTTGAGGCGTTTCCACGTCGTCCCCGGGAAGAGCGTGTTGGGGTCTCCCCCGCTGCCGGGAGCCTTGCTCGTCCAGTAGAGCGAGCCTACGGGATATACGGCGGAGATTGCCGCGGCCGCGGCCGCCTTCCATGTGCCGTTCCCGCTCAGGAACATGTCCTGCGCTCCTGCCGTGGGCGCGGGAACAAGTCCCTGGGTCCCCGCCGAGGATGATGTCGCCCCGGAGAATACGGGCAGCGTGATGTTGCCGCCCGACGGAGTTATGTTGTTCACGCTCGCCGCCGCTTCGGTCCATGTGCCGTCCCCGCGCAGGAACATGAGCCGCTTGTCCGTGCCCGGCTTGGGTACAAGGCCCGCCTTGCCCGCCGCGGAGGATGTCGCTCCGGTCATGGCCGGAATCGACGCCGCGGTGGCGTCGGAGACACGTGTGAATGACAGCGCCGTGCTGTCGGTGTTGTAGCCGATGCCGTTGAACGCGGACCGGTAGTCGAAGTTCCATACGTTTCCCAGCCCTACGTCTGCCTTGGTCAGCGCCACATTGCCGTTCCCGTCCGGAGCCACGCTGCATACGGTCTTTACGTCCCCGGCGGGAATCCTCTGCCATACTGTGCCGTTGTACACCACGCGGTCGTCCGCGTAAAAGTACTCGCTGCCGTGGCCCAGGTTGGCATAGCCCGCGGTCGTGACCAGGTACATGTCTCCCGTGGTGCCCGTCCCGTCCGCAAGATGTGGCTGGTTCGTCGAGGCGTTCCAGCCTCCCTTGTACTCCAGAGCACTCTCGGGCAGCTGGGAGTACGGGATTCTTCCCGAAGCGTCCAGCGTTGCCAGTCCGTTGCTCCTTCCCAGCGCGTTCTTGATTGACGTCAGAGCGGCCTTGAACGTGTCTACGGTCTTGTTGAGATTATAGCTCGTGCGGCCGAAGAAATGATTCACCAGCTGCCTCGTGAGCGACGAGGCCTGGCTCCGCATGCCCTTGGCCAGCACCGTAGGATTCGTGTTGAGCACCTCGCTGGATGCCGTGGGTATGTTGTTCTCCAGGTCCGGGTCATACTCGTCGGTGCCCGCCGCCTGCGTAATGTCCGCATATGCCGTGTCGGTGTACGCAAAATTGGCTACCTTGTTGTTGCCAAGCACTCCGGCCGTGGCAATCTCATCTGTAAGCTCGTCGTACAGGTTGTCCTGTGCCATTCTGTCTCCTCCTTATGCTACGCCCTCGGTGAACACGACGTTGGTGAACTTCTGCTCCAGCACATACTGCAGCAGGTACAGCCTCTGCCGGGCCCCGCCTACGTCTGTCCTGACTATAATGTACTGCACCTCCACCGCGCCGCTCTCAAGGACGTTTATGCCCGATATTTTCAGGAACTGCTGGGGGCAGATGATGCTTATTATCTCCACGAGGCTCCTGAGCGTCTCCCCGTTGTAGCTCACGCGCTGCATGGCCCTGATAAGCAGCAGGTACAGCTCCTCCGACGGAGGCTCCTGCAGCCTCTGCGTGTCGCCGAGGAACAGGAACTGGTTGCCGTAGAAATCGGCATATCCTCCCGCCGGAGGATTCTCCAGGACTTTGTCCGGGTTCACCGTCCTGTCGTCAAGGAACAGGTTCCCTTCCCCGTTGGGGATATATCCCACAGGGGTCTCTTCCCCTACGAAGCTTGAGCGCAGCGTTCCCCCCGCCGGGTCGGCCAGGGTGTTTATGTCGTCAGGATAGCTGTCATGCTCCGTATGAACGAAGCTGAACAGGCCCGTGTCGGGAGCGAACAGCCCCCTTTCGCTGCGCTGCGTGCCGTTCACGACATGGCTGTCGGTCATATAGAAATCCGTGCTGCGCTGCGCCGTGGCCAGATAGGGCAGGAACACGCCCGTGAAATAGCCCAGCCCGCTGAGCGTAGTGCCGTACAGCGACGTGTAGTCCAGAATGCTCATGGAGGAGAATTTCGCGAGAAACTCCCTTACGGGCGCACAGCAGTCGTCCACGGCAGACATGAGCGAGTTCAGCCAGTAACCGTTCAGCTCGCCGCGCAGGAACCGGAACACGGACTTCATGTCGTCGCCCCCGGACCGTCCCAGGACACGACATTAAGCTGCGCGAGATACGCCGCGTCCACGTCTATGTACTGCCTGTCGATGCCCCCCGATGACAGCTGTATGCCTATTATGCGCACCGCCGTGATGTTGAGCGACGCTATATAGTCGTAGAACTCGCTCTCCGTAATTATGTCGCGGTGCACAGGAACGTTGAAGTGCGCCTTGAGCTGCCTCTCCAGCTCCTCCCGGAACCGCTGTATGTCCACGTACAGCGTGTCGGCCATATATGATATGGTGACGTTGTACGTTACAGGCGTGAACGGTATCACGTTCACGTCGTACTGCCCCGTGTAGAAGAACGGTGAGTAGTAATGCAGCGCCAGGGAAGAGCCTGTGCTCACCGTGGGGCATATGATATGCTCGGCCACGAGCTCCGCGAGCTCGTTCCTGGCTTCGCCCGATATGAATATGGCCATGTAGGCGTTGGGTATCGTCACGCCGCCCGTTACGACAGTATTGCCTGTATTGTTGTATATGACGCGCGCGTCGAATATGTAGGGTTTTGACCTAATATCCTCCTCCAGGCGTATCATTGCGTTCTGCCTTGACGTGCCCTTGAGCAGCCGTTCGCGGAAGTCCTTGAGGGGCTCCTCCGGCACGCCCATGAGTGATGCGTTGTCTATGCAGGAGAACCTGAACTCCTCCGGCACAGTCCTGTCCGACTGCACCGGAAGGTCGCTGATGGCCGTGACAGGGTATGCGCCGATTGCGTTTGACATCGCCACATAGCTCACGGTTCCTGACGGAGGAATGGTCACGTCGCCGGGCACCTGAAAGCTGAAACGCAGCTCCGCCGAAGCGTCGTACCAGTAGTTCCCCGCGGGAAGGACCTTGCTCGTGTACAGGCTCATGTTCTCCGCTGTGACGTAGAGCCCGCTGCCGGAGCCGCCCCTGCGCCTGGTCCCCACGAGCTCCGCCACGCTTACCAGGTCCTCATCCGTGCAGTAGCGCGGGTCGAACTTGCCCGACAGCGCGTAGCACACGCTGTTCAGGAGCTCAAGGCCCTTGGCCACGGCTTTCAGCATCAGGTAGATGACGTTGCGGTTGGTGCGCCGGAGCTTCACCGGCGCGACCAGCTCGTCAAAGGCATCGCAGAGATAAATCAGAAACTCGTCGTATGTCGTGAGACGCATCAGACTGCCTCCTTCAACGTGTATGTCAGGTAGGGATTCCCGTCGGCTCCGGTCACCGTGGAGAAAGACACGCTCAAGGCCGTGGTCTCCGTCTCCACGGCATACTCGATGTCCTGCATGAGCGCGGCGGCGGATATTTCGCCCAGGAGCGCCTGCGCCCATCTGATGCCGTCGTCCGGCTCCAGCGGGTCAAGTCCCCTCTGCCATATCGTCGCGAGCGCGGCCTGCTGCATCGTGAGCTTCCTGCTGCCGTCCTGGAGCGTCTCCGCGTTCTCGAGCCATACCTGGTGGTCCGGGTCCTCGCTTGTCACGGGATATATGTCTATTATGTCCGGCTTGAGGACGGACAGCATCCCGTCGGGCTGCGGCACGTCCTCCTTGGTGTATACTCTAAGGTCCATAGCTAATTATATTATGATAATCGGGATAAATCAAGAAGCTTCCACGTCGGTCTGCCCCGGGTCATCGACCTTCACGGTCACGTCAAAAGATTTCGTCGCCGTGTACGGATATGAGCCCGTAGTGAACACGAATGCCACGCTGACCGTAACGGAGTCGCCTTTGAGCACGGCCTTCTTGCCCGTGTCAGCGTCACCTTCCCTTATGTCGTCCGCCGTGCCCCGGATGTCAGCCGTAGCAGGAAGCTGTGCTGTGCTCATGGCGCTCACAGCCCCCGGTGGAGGACTGAGCGCGGTTATGACGAGACCGTTTACCGCTACGCCTATCCTGTCGAACCACATGCCCTTTCCGTTGACGGCGATGTCCTGCGACGGCTGCGACGTGACCGTGACGGACCCGCCGGAAAGCGTGCCGTCCGAGGCAGATACCGTTGTGCTGAACGTGCATCCCTGCACTGCGAGGGGTGTTCCCATAATGTCCCCCCTATTTCTTTATGGTAAGCTTGCCGTTTATGCTCACGCCGTCGTCACCGAGATTTATGCTGCAGCCGTCCGCGCTCAGCTCTACCTTCCCGTCCTTGTCCACGGAGAGCTCGGCGCCGTACTCCCCGGTGTCCTTGTCGTACAGCAGCGAGAGGCTGAACGCGCCATCCTCGTCCACAGTCAGGACATTCATATGCCTGTCGGTCTGCACCTGGTTCATGAGCAGAGCGAAGCCGTAAAGCGGCGCGTTGCACGGTGCGTCCGGGGCCACGGTCACGTCCCCGTTGTCCGGGTCCAGCATGCCTGCGGCCCATATGTGCGGCGTAAGCACCAGCACCCTGTCGCCCTCGCTCGGCGCCAGGTCCAGCGACAGCACCCTCGAAGCGGGCGAAATCAAGACGCACCTTATCGTCCTGATATGGTCAGGAGAAAACCCCGCGGCCATCTCCACGTCCACGAGCCCCTTGGCCGGGACCCTCCGGACTATCCCCACGTCCACGTCCGCGCGTCTCTCGAGCGCGGATTTCAACGCCGTCGAGCTGTCGGCGAAAAAAGCCTTGATGTATGCCCCGTAGTCAGCGTCAGTCATTCTCATGTTCCTCCGTTCCTTCTACAATGCAGAACAGCTGCATCTCGTTGTCCTCGTCCACCGTGGAGAACGACAACTCCACGGACAGCGCGTAGAACGTGTCCTTGCCGCCGTACTCGTCCCCGCCGCCCAGCCAGTAGGAGACCTGCGAGCCTACGGCATAGCGGTTCTTGAACTTGAACTGCTGGAACGGACCTATGAAGGCGAAGAACGGGCATACTATCGTCGCGGTGGCGTTGACCTCTATGCTGTACACCGCCGGAAGCATCCCGTCATAGTGTGTCTCCAGCACCGAGTCCTTGTACACGTCCTGGAACGCGCCCACGGCGTTGTCCGGGTCGTCGAGGTCCGAGCGCATATAGAAGAATATCCTGTCGGACACAATCTTGAACTGCACGTCCGTCAGCCCCAGCATATCCAGCGTGTATGTCAGCGCCTGGCCTACCGTCATGCCCGGCAGCACGGCATCCTTGAACAAAGGCATCACGCTGTTGCCGCTGGCGTCCGTAAGCGGCTGGAAAGCCATCTTCCGGACACGCTCCGTAGCGGAGACCTTGTAGCGCGCGGACTCGACCAGCCCCGTAGCCGTATATCCCGTGGGGTTACCGCTCCACTCCTTAGGATTGTAATACGCCAGCACGCTGTCCTCTATGAGCCCCAGCACGCCGCCCTCGCCGGACTTAACCTCCGCGAGGGCCCCGGAGCTCACGAGCTCGTCGAAGCTGAGCGTCTCATCCTGGCCGTCAGGAACGGCAAGCATATTCGCGCATGCCGCCGTAATCTGCAGCGTGAGGTCAGGAGGAAGCTTCGACGTGAACACGGCTGTGATGGTGTCGCATACAAGCATATCCATGCCTGCCCGGGGCGTTATGTCCATGAACTCGTCCCAGGATGTAGGCTCGCCGTCCGCGGCCTGCCCGAAATACCCCAGGACAACCTGCATCTGCTCCACGCTGTACTCGTCGCTGCTGAACGCCGTGAGCATGTTCCCGTCGGCGGTGAACAGCACGAAGTTAGATACGTACAGGTTCACACCTACGAAGGAGCTTCGGGCTACCTGCTTGTACTTGAGCGATATTGACGGCTTATGCACGCACTTGCGGAACCTCACCGTGTCCGCGCCGCTCCATGCCTCGTGCACCGGTTCCCAGTCGCTGCGCAGTATGATTGTCTCGCGCGTGCCGTTCTTGTTCAGCGCGTCCAGCCTTATGTTGATGACCCGGTCAAAAAGGTCATACTGACCGAGCCTGGTATCGCCCGTGTCCTTGAGGAACGTGTATATCTCCCCGCCAGCCGCGTCGCTCATGTAGCCTCCCTGTCATCCACGCCCAGCCAGCACTCAGCTATGTTGGACGGCGACAGCACGTGCCCCAGCAGTCCGTCATTGTCCGTGCCGACGGTAACGACGCCGTCGGACATGCCTATGACGTTCACGCAGCGCTTGCGCGTACCGTCACGGTACACTAGCTCCACGAGCAGCACTCCCATTGCCACAGAGGTTTCCCCCGCAGCGAAGTCCTCATCCACCAGGTTGAGCATGAGCGTATTGCCCCCGTCAGTGGTCATCACGGCAAACCCTGACTGCCAGTCAGTTTCCGCAAGATTTACACGCATTATTTCACCTCCAGTCCGGACAAGGCTTTGATTGTAAGCTTGCCCGAAGCCTCGAGCATCGGGTTAAGCTTGCGCTTCGCATATGTGCCCGTACGGTTGAACGATATTATCGGCACCTCCGTCAGCGTCAGCGTTGCCTCATAAGCGTTCCCGTCGGTGCCGTTCTTGGACGGGGTAAAGTTCGTGATTGCCACGGTCTTGTATCTCCAGCTGTTCCACATCTTCATCTTGACGAGCCCCCTGCGCCGCCACATCGCTTCCAAGGAGTTCTTGTTATACTCAGGCTCATTAAGCCCTTCCCGTATGTTGCCCTCGGTGAGCTCGTCATACATGCTCACGCCGTGCGTGAAAATCTGCACGGCGTCCTTAATCACGTCAAGCATCGTGAAATTGGTGTACCCGCTGTATGTGCCGTACAGCGTAGGGTTGGAAAGAAACGCGGTCATATCGAAGCCCCACTTCATCGCGAACGGGTCAGGATTGCCGTAGGGAATGATGACGTTCATCCTGTACTGCTTCGGCTTAGCTACAATATTGTCCGAAACCACCTGCATCCGGGTGCCCTGCTGGCTGCCTTCCGTCACGCCGGTATTGTAGAACAGGAGCGTCTTATGCGTCACGTCGCTGTCCATCACTTCCTCGCACTTCCTGACATGAAAAAACGCCGCGGGAAGGTCTACGGGCCTGCCCCCGGTGTATGTCCAGTTCTCGTCGAACAGGAACGTCAGCGAGTTATATGCCTGGAGCACGTCGTTCGCGTATCTTAATCCCGTAATGGCCGTCAATCCCGTAACAGTCTCCGCCATAGCTGTCCTCCTTAATTCTTCCTAAACTAATTATTACCTCTGACGGTAATTGTGTCAGTGCCAGAAGTAAAATCTATATATCCCTCTGCATCTTTAGATTTCACCTGGGCTTTAATTCCAAAGTCATTAAGCAACTTTAAGAAATCTTCCCCGGCGTCAAACCTAATTCGTACTGTGTTGGCATCCTCATACTGCAAACCACTGAAAGTTACTTTACCATGCCTGTTGCCCGTGTCAAATACACCTCCCTCACCAGAAGATAATATTTGTGTGCTGCCCCTGCTGTAGACAGCGCCTTTATCTGCGAGCCATTTCACAAACTGCGCTATAGCATTCTTATATAAATCTGTCGTCGGAGTATAACCAGGAACTATTGTCCCAGACGAGCCTGCACCGCTCTCAGTGCGTGTCGCGCTTGTGACGTTACTGTTCAGGTCGAAATCCATTATATTCCTGGCTTCATCATCAAGTTGTTTTGCCAGAGCAAATTTGTAGGCATCATAATAAGTGCCGTACACAGTGCTGGTCTCCGAAAGATTGCCCTGTCCTGAAATCAAACTCCTTAAAGCACCGACAACATCCGCAGCCCTTGATTCCGGAGTGCTCGCACCCCACCAAGAATCAAAAAAAGATTTTATCTCAGCCGATGTAAAGTCGTTATGCTCACGGCCTTTCATTAGCTCCTTATACTTCTCATCACCCATGATATTTTTCATGATTTCATCAATTAAATCTGTAAAGTTATATGGGTTAAACGTATAGTTCGCAAAATCTTCCTCAGATACACCGGATGCTGAATTAAAAATGCCGTACAGCATATCATCTAAAGAAGCTCCTTTCACGCCTCCATACTTAAGCATAAGCTTAGCTGTCTCAGAACTTACAGCCTCTCCTCCCAGAACACCTGTCTTGGCATAACGCATTTTATCTTTGCTGCCAGTACCTCCCTTGAAATATCCCAAGTATTCCTGCAGCATAGCCAATTTATAAGCACTCTGACCTTCTTTAGTGTATATTGTGCTGCGGTAAGGTACTCTCCCCTTTGCCGCCGCATCTGCATCTGCCTGACTTGCAAGCGTATAGAGCTGTACCCATTCCATATACCGGGCTATCTGTTCCTCATTCATACCTTCCTTATAATATGATGGCAGTGCTGTCAGCTTACCCCCCAAATCTTGGCTGAGCTTAACAGAACCTTCCAAAGTAGCACTAGATACGCCTAGTGCAACTGCAGCGCGCGTTTTTGCACGAGAAGCTTCACTCCACAATCGTTCACTCTCAGCGTTATTTTTCTGCCTGTTGGCTTCATCTATGTTGTACTTATCCGCATCACTCATGAACCAATATGCAACGGCATCAACAGCGTTCAGGAAAGAGGCAAGCCAGTCCTGCATGCCCAGCAGGAACTTGTCGAACACCGCCTGGAGCATCGCCTCGGTGTCGCTCATGCTCTTGGACAAAACGTCCGCGTAGTCAAGCTGCTCCTTGGGTACCGCGAAAGCTCCCTCCTGTATCTGCTGCATCGTGCTCGTGGAATACATCCACTCCTCGAAGTTGTTGTACGGAAAATAATAACTTCCGTCAAGGCTGTTGAGCATCATGTTGTAAAGAACCGTCGCGGCGTTCGCACCCATGAGCGACTTTATCGACGCGGTGAGCTCCTGCATGAGAAGCTCAGGAGCCACGTCCTGCCCCAGTACGTTCTTTCCCGACTTGAACTGCCCGAAATAGGCGTCGATTATATCCTCGAACACACCCGCCGTGGTGTAGCCCCCCTCACCCATCGAGTAGTCGGTGAGCTCGGTGATAAGCCTGCTTCCCATAATCATCTTGGCATAGTCATCTCCGAGGTTGTTATCCTTCGCAAGCGCTATTATATCCCTGGCGCTGCTGGTAAGTTCCTTCATTGCCCCCACGGTCGTTCCCGCGGCGAGCTGATGCGCGACGTCGTTCGTGTCGTAAAGCCTTACCTCCGCCGCCGTAAGTCCTGTCTGGAGCCCCTCCAGCGTCTGTACACGTATCTTCTGCACGGTCTCCGTGACGGCATCTACGAGAGGCTCAAAAACTCCTGTCAGGTCAAGCTTTGACAAGGCGCTCCTAACGCCGTCGAGAACAGGCGTGGAGACGTCGAACCCGTTCGGAAGCCTTGACTGCACGGACCCGGCAGCCTTGCCCGCAGCTCCCAGCAGCGAGGTGCTGATGCCCCTGATAAGCGCTACCACCGTCGCGAGCATCGCGCTGATGCGCACGAACAGAGAAAGGCGCTCGCGGTTAGATGCCGACTCCGCCCGTGCCTCCTCGCGTTTCCTCAGCTCCTGTTCCTTCTGCTGCTCTTTGAGCCTGTGCTCCTGCTCCTTCTGGTACTGACGGAAAACACGCTCCTGCGCTTTCTGCACGGAGGCTGCCGCACGTGCGTTGATACGCTCCGTACGCTCATCCTCGCGTGCCTGCCTGTCTGCCTCACGCTGGCTCTCGCGCTCCTTTCTCTGTTTATCACGCGCTTCCTCACGTGCTTCCTTGACGGACTCCTTGCGCCGCCGCTCATCCTCCGAACGGTCTTTCACGGCACGTGCGAAAGAACGCTCGCTGCTTGCCTCATGTCCCAGGGCCCTGTTGAACTGCGACCGCACCCATCTTGAGCGTGACCTTCCGCTCCGCGCCTCATACTCCGCTTTGTCCAGCGGCAGATACATGGCCGTAGCGTAAGGATGCTCCAGGTCACGGTACTTCGACTTGTCCGCGATTCCCCCCGCCGCACGTATATCACGTACTCCCAGGCGCCGCGCGTTCGCGCTCTCGAAATCGTACCGGCGCTCAACCAGCACCGCATCGTCACGTCCTGTAACAATCTCGGCGTTCTGCAGGTCGTATACATGCTTGTCCAGATAGTCCTTGTTCCGGTATGTGTCGCGCCTTACGTTGATGTTGCGCACTACAAGGTCCGCCTTGTCCTCAGGAACATAGAATGTCTGCGTCACGGCCCCGGTGTTCTTGTCCACAGTCCTCGCGCCTACGAGGAACTTGTCCCCGGCGGCCATCATCGCCTCAGCTACGAGGCGCATTTCTGCGATGAACTTGTGCGAGTTACTCGCAATCCCCGCGTAAACTTTGTCGGGATTGTCCGAAGCACGGAACTGGTCCGTACTAATCGTAAGCGCCGTCATCCGCTGCGGTCCGCTACCCATATATCCTCCTACCTTGACGCCGCTTCCCTCGCAGCGTCACGCAGTATCATGTCAATATCGCTCTGCAGGACCTTATGTTCGGACTGCTCGAACAAGTCCAGCCAGTCCCGGGGAGTACATCCTGTGTCCTCCAGATACTTATAGTACATCCATACGAAATACCCGTGCCGGTACTCCTTTATCTTGGACTGTATTCTGCGCAGGACATAATCACCGTCCCGCTGTCCGTCTCCAGGCTCTTCTTCATAAGCTCTTCGCTCGCGCTCACTGCCGCCTGTATATCTTTCAATGAGCGCGGAAATTTTTTTGCGAGCATCGCCGCGATGTATTCCACCATCCAGTTGACCACGACAGGGTACGCATCCACGAACGGAACATGCCTGAGGTTCATGTATCTGTCTGTGACCAGAAAGTTCGCTACGAGATGCTCGGCACCCTTCGCGTCCGTATACAGGACATGCACGGGCTTCCCCGCGAGCATCTGCATCATGATGTCGTACATCAGGTCGAAGTTGTCCGGGTCACGGACATCCGAAGCGTTCAGCGCACGGCATTCCTCTATAAGCCTGAGCCTCTGCAGCCCGTCAGGAAATAGGAACCGTATACGGTGCCGCTTGACGTCAAGCTCCTGCATCATCTCCGCGCCCCTGTCCTTAAGCACGGAAGCGTCCAAAAACAGTCTCTGTTCGGCCATATAAATCTCCTTTAGCATAATTATATAGCAAAAAAAAGGGTACGGCAAGTTGCATGCCGTACCCCCAAGGAGAAATAATATAAAGCTCGGGCAAGAGCTCTATTAACCGTTGCCTGTGCCTCCGGCAGCGCTTGCCGGAGTGATAAGGGCCTGCGCGTTCACCACAGGACTGCCTGACTGCTGCGTACCGCCTGCTCCAGTGGCGCCGTTCACTGCCGAAACGCCAGTAACCGCGCCCAGACTGCCGCCGGTATTGCCCGTGACGGAGTCAGCAAACTCGCTGGCGTTCGTAAATGCATCAGGACTTGTCATGGGGTCGTCACCAGTGCTTCCGCCCTGAATCGCGTAAGGGCTAAAGTATGCGCTGAGCCCTTTGGCGTTGCCTACAGCCCATATGTTCTTCAAATTGCCTGGCAGGCTGCTGCCCTGTGTCTCAGCCCACCCCGCGTACAGCAGTTTGGTCTGATACTCACCGACATCATTACCCATAGAGTTGTCATCAGGGCACGACTGTACGGCGACGCCGTAGTATACGCGCGTGATTGCCTTCCCGTCAATATAGTCGGTCTTAATCAGAAGGCCGCCTATGTTGTCCCCCAATGAGCGGATAAGATGGCAGATAGCCACGAAATCGCCGGAGGTCACGAAACCGGTTTTCTTGACTACCGGCATCGTAATCGTACCGTTCAGAAGCTTGTTCGTGATTGTTACCACGGACCCGTCAATGAGGACCACCTGCTTAGCATTGTCCTGGTTCTGCATTGCGTTGAAGTAATTGCCCTCAAGCTTGACGCAGGAGGAGATGTCCACGGTGTCCGTGATACTGTCCCCCAGCTGACCTATAAGATAAGGATGCTTGAACAGTATCGAGCTTCCCCCTGCCTGCTGGAAATGGGACCTCGGCTGCTCACCAGCCCTGTTGTTACCATATGCCATTGTGCATACCTCCTAGAATGTGATGCTGCCGGAGACCTCGACCTTATCCAGCTCCAGCTCATATACGGCAGACCATACAGCGGTCCCCTTGAAGCTCTGTCCTACCTTTGCCTCGCTGTACGGAGGGAACGTAATCTGGATGCCTTTCAGGCGTCCGGTCTTGGCCATTACCCCGATAGTGTTGCCTAGGATTCCCTGCAGCTTGCTGTAAGTGTCCTCATTGCACAGTACCGGGTCTGTCAGGGTGCTTATATCCGTCACGAACCGTGCCATTTCAAGCGATGCGTTGTAGTCTATCCACTTCGCCATCATGTATGCGGTCACAGGATAGCCGTCTACGGCACGGTCCCCCGTAAGCCTGGAGTTGTTGCCCGTGCCGTCCCCGATTGACTCCAGGTACTGCGCGTTCTTGGCCTCAAGGTTGGTACGGTAAGGGTCCGTAAGGTTAAGGTTCACGTCTGAGTCAAGCTTCGACGGAAGTCCCGTAGGCTTGACCTTGCTGTCCGACAGGCGTACCTTGGCAAGCTGGTTGCCAACGAACTCCCCGGAACCGTTCTTGCGGCTGAACCACAGCGCGAGCACGATAGGGAACATGAACGCACCGTTGTGCACAATCTGCCATGTATGCTTCCCGCCGATATGGAACACGTAGCCCCAGAAGAACTTTGCCCTGTCCACGTCCGTAGTACCTACGAACGTAACCGCTGACGCGGTCTCCGTGCCCCTTGTCTTGTCAAGTACACGAACGGCGTTGCTGCCGTCAGTTCCCTCAGTGTCCGGGAACGTGCCGGAAGGAAGCTCGACCGTATTCTGGATGATGCACATTGACATCGTGCCCTCTCCCTCGCACAGGGCTGACAGGCACAGCGCCATGTCACAGTAGGAACCGTTGCTGAGCGCATATGTGTCCGGCGTGCCCGACGTAACCTCAAGCATTGTCTTGTAGCTGTCCGAGAACACTGTCTTGAAGAACGAGATGAAAAACAGCTCGTTGAACGCCTTCGTCAACGGCGCCCATGACATCGCCGCGGCACCCAGCGTAGGTGAGAAGCCGGTATCGTCGAATATGATGAGATACAGGGTTACGTTGAAATTAGTGTCTTCCCTGAATACAGGAAGCCACTGCGCATACAACTGCCCGGTAGAGGTCAGGATGCTCTTGTAGTTGTCCACGGTCACGATAATGACTCCGTAGTCGTCCGGTGTTATCGCCGCCGGGTCATAGCTGGCGGCCTCGATGTTACCGGTCGCCAGCGACTTAGGCACATAGATTGACAAGGCATTGAAGATATTAACGTCCTGTGCCTGTGCCTCCGCCGAAAGCGCAGTACGGAACCGCATATACCTTTCGGCCACTGAACCAATGTAGTTAAGGTTAATCTTGATTCTCCTTGCGCGGTTTTGGGTACACGCCGGACATCACTCAGTCCACACCCTGCGCGTCAGACAGTCCTCCGCGCCCGGACTCCAGCCGGACATCCCCGGAAACGGTTATGTCCCCAGTAACGGTAAAATCCACGCCCTCAAGAGGCTTCCATCCCGTCGCTATACATTCATCATAATACAGTTTGAAACGTATGTCAAAGGCAACAGAGGCGTTCATGCCGCTGTTGTATATCTTACGCGGTACTATCGGTGACGTGTGCGGAAGCTTCTCGGCGTTGCATACGCCGCTCCATATCTCGCCCACATCCTTGCGCAGGCACATATGCCTGAACGCCCTGGCCCAGTCCTCCGCATACCTGCCTACAAACCGGAGCAGCACGGATGCCACGCACTTCTGCACGTTCCATGAACCGTCACCCTGCTGCTCGTAACCGTCGCGCACAAGCGACCGGTCGCTCTCTATCCAGTATTGTATGTAGGTGTCCCTGCTGCTGAAATCCACAGGATTATCGAAGTTACCCTGCATGGGAACTATATATTTATACTTGGGAGAGTCAAAACTGTTGCAGGCTCCGCCATCAACGCCGAAATACAGGAGATAGAGCGCCTTCCTGAGATTGCTGAAATTTACACCATAATACCTTGCCTGGTCCGCCATGTCCTGTCTCCCTCCAGCGAGACATAAAGCCTCACCGAATCAATCAGCTGCCCCGTGGCATGGAGCAGCGGCTCCTCAGCAAGCCCGGCGGATGCCCTCCGCCTGCGCGTGCTGTCCTTGGGTCCCCTCGACTGCACGGGAAGCTGCCCGCTTGCGAGCGCTCCCTTTATATCTTCCTTGAGCAGCCGCGCGAGCTCTACGCCCTGCGACTGTTCCCACGCGCGTGCACTGCGCATATACTCGTCAAGCCTTTTCCTCGCGCCATACGTGCCTGCATAGCGCCTGTCAAGCCTGCCCTCACGTGTCAGCCTTGTCCTGCCTAGGGCTTCCTCTGCCCCGGCCGTAATCTCGTCCCTTATGCCTGAGAGGAGCTCCTCCGTGTAGTCATCAAGCCACGAGCCCGGAAAAACCGTATCAAAATACGTGTCAAGGAAAGGCTCTCCCCCGAAAAAACGCTCGTTCAGTATCAGGTAGAGTCTCCTGAACGTCATGTCGTCAGAGCCGTACCTTTTTCCCGCTGGCGTGATGCTGACACGCTTCTCAGCCGGAAAAGCATACGTTATCTGCCACCGGAACCCGGCGGATGTCCATCTGTCCATGACATCCTCCGGTTTCCTGCGCCACCTGCCCTTACCCTCGTCCCACTCCTTCGAGACGTCATACCGCTCCGGAAGCTTCCTGTTGAAAAGTGCCTCCGCGGGCGGAAGCCCCACAAAGTCCTCCGCATACTCGGACGCGGCCGCCTCTATCTCCATGAGCTCCGCGGGCAAGCTCCAGTCAGTCCTAGTCATACTGGCCCAGGTTCACGTACTCGAACGGCTCCTGCGTGTCCGTGCTGCCCGTGACCGTCTCAAGGTTATGCTGCACGAACCCACCCTCATGCGCCCACTCGTCATGGTCCCTGATGCGGTATATGTCGTCGGTGCCGTCAAGGCGTATGAACTTGCCAACGTCAAGCCTTCTCCGTGACCAGAACACGGGACGCTCCATTCCGGAGAGCACGTCATTCTCGCGCACGAGGCTCCCCGCCTTGAAGTACTGGAACACGCCGCGCACCTTACCGAGGGATATACGTTCCCCGTAGCCCGCGCCGGGACGGGATTTCATGTCGAAATACTCGACAGTGCGGAACTGCTCGGGAAAAAACGACAAGGCATCACCATAAATCATACACGTTTCTTATTTTTCCTTGCTTTAGGAGTATCTGCCTGAGTCTCCTCGGAGACTTTCTGGCCCTCTTCCGTGACTTCCTCGGGAGCCTGCTCCGCCACAGGGACGCTTTCCCTGACAACAGCAGGCTCAGGCTGCGTTTTCTTTCTATGCACGGAGCGGTCAATAACCCTGCCGTTCTGGAAGAACACACGCTTTGGCCAGACTACGGCCAGGTCCTTGCCTGCGAGCTCACAGACAACACTCTCATATATACTGTCCACCTCATAGCAGATACAAGGACGAAAAACTCTGTCCCCTATGCGCATACTCTTTCGCACACTGAAAAACATGTCATACCTCCTACCGGAGCGCGAAGCGCTTCGCGGATGTCTTAATCATCATATATGCCTGCTTGCCGAACGGGTTCGACAAGAGCCCTGACAGCACGTCCTCGCGTCCGTAGCCCGAGCCGAAGCCCGTGTCCTGGAACGTAATGTCCGTGCCGCCTATTTTTTTCCTTTTCACGGGAACTCCGCCAATCACGGGAACGCCCGCCGCGAACTCCGGCGTCGTGTCGCAGATGTACCATGCGGTCAGATGCAGGTAGCACAGCCTGGTCTTGTCGAACCAGGTCTGCTTGTCCTGCAGGTCCCATATGGTCTGTACGCCGTGGAACAGCGTGTACACCCCGTCTATGGCACGGTCGATTATCTCGTCATGCCCGTCCGCGAGCTCCGGGAAGTTCGCGAGGTACTGCCTCTTGAAGTCGTCCCTGTTGATTCTGAGCGGAACTCCGCCGGGAAAACACGCCGTCATGCTCACATCTCCTTGTTGACGTCAAGGGCTTCTATCGCCGCGACCAGGTCAACTTTCTTGGCCGGGATGTCCTTGATGCCCTGCTCTTTGGCGATAGCCTTGAGCTCGTTGTAGCTCATGTCCGAGAGGGTCCTTGCCTCCGCAGCACCCGGTACGGACGCAGCGGCAGGAACAGCTGCCGCGGCAAGCTTCGCCTTGAGCTCCGCATTTTCTTTCTTGAGCTCCGCATTTTCTTTCTCAAGCTCAGCCACACGTGCCCTGAGAGCAATCATCTGCTCGAAGCTTCCTGCCTTGAGCGGAACCTCATTATGGACTACAAGCCAGCCCTTGTCCCGGCACATGCGGAACGCAGCATTCTTCTCAAGCTCCTTGTAGAGGTCATCCTCTATCTCCGTGTAGCCGTCGCTGAGCACCTGCCCGTTGAGACGGTCCACCTTGTAACGCTCGAAATGCACTGAGACAGGCCTGCCGTCCGCAGGCTTTACCTTGACCTCAATGCCCGATGCGTATGTGTTCTGTATGTATTTCATGCTATTCCTCCTGAGAATAAGGAAGCCGGGGAAACCCCGGCATCCCTCGTCATCATGTTGACGGCGTATAGTTCGGGTTCACACCGATACCGCGTATAATCTTTACTGCACCGTCAACAGGGCAGAGTATTGAGCCTATGCGCTTAATCATGGTGCGTCCCTGTCCGTCGCGGCTGTTGCCGTAGAAGTACGGGAGAATCATGTTCTCGAATGCCACCGGGGCCATTACTACGTCCGTAAGTCCGCCGTCCTCCATGTCTGAATGGAACTCAGGGAACGTGACGTACATAAGGTCGGTGTCGTTATTGTTCCAAGGATTGATGATTCCCTTGTTGTTGTCCGTCGCGGCGAGCATCGGGTCAGCGCAGAACTCGTAGATTCTCTGGAAGTTGTCCATCTGCTTGACCGGAGTCGTGCTCATGAACTTCTGTCCGTTGGTGTCGAATGCCTCGTTGATGAACTTGAGAGGTGAGCTCTGGTTGTAGACCTTTGATGTCAATGACCACTTGAGACACTTGTACATCGCAGGAGAGCAGCAGATTCTTACCTTTGTGGGAAGGAAGTTGAGCTCCTCAAGCCAGCCACCGATAAGGTAGTTGAGTTTCTCGAGCATGTCGGCACCTTTTGTCTGGTTCGTGGCATCCTCATAGATGTACTCGAACGGAGCGTCGCTCCACTGAATCTCGTTCGTGAGCTGCGCGAGACCGTCGAATCCGGCCGCTCCGTCACCGAAGTAAATCAGCGCATTGTGCAGCTGCTCCATCATCAGGCGTGAGTATTTCTCATTCTCGCCGATAGCGGCGTTCGTAAGAGGGTTGCCTGACAGTCCGCCGTAAATCTGGTCGGCAGGAGATGTCTCGTAGTCCATGACAAGGTTCACGAACTCGGAGAGTATCTGATGTGTCCTTGTCTTTGCGGCCTCGTTGATGTTGTGCTGGCCGGTCGTCTTCGCGACGTTCGCGATGCGCGCCATGCCCTCGAAGCTCTGTGTCCAGATTGACACGGCGTCGGCCCAGATGTTCGGAACGCCTATCTCGGTGACGAGGTGCCTCGCGTAGCCTTTGAGCATCGGCTGCTTGAAGATTCTGTTCAGGTAGCTGATGTTCCAGTACGGGACCTGCATGTTGATGATGTCCGCGTCGTTCACTCCCTTGATGACAGGAGTCGCGACCATCTCATGTGTCTTCGGGTCACGGTAGCCGATAAGGTCGATGTTGGCATAGACAGCCGCCTTTGCCTCGTCGAATGTCTTGCCCTTTGACATGGCGCCATTAATTGCTTCCTGGATGAAGCTCTTCGCGCTGTCGGAGATGCGGTTGGTGAACTGCGTCCCGCCCATAACAGCGTCAGGATTGACAATCATTGTCTTCTTGAGCACCTTGTCCGGAAGCTCCATGTAGAGCGGCGTGGCGTTGCGCGCCATTCCGGTCAGGCGGTAGCCTGCGTCAAGCCCGGGAGCGCTGTCCCGGTTGCTTCCGATATGAATGCGGCATGATGTCGCGTCAATCTGCCCCGGGAAGCTGCTCTCAAGGAAAGCGGAAGCTTTCTCTGCGAATCCCCCGAAGCGTGGCGATGCATTAATTACTGACATATTCATTCACCTCCGTTTCCTATGTCGTTGACACTTCGGCGATTGCTGTTCTCACGTCGAAGCCGATGTTGATGAGCACGCCCTCGTTCTCAGGCTCAAGCTGCTCGATTGTTCCTACGAAAGTGCAGTCCGCGAGGACAGGAACGCCGTTGGTGTAGCTTGTCGGAACGGCAAGCACCGGAAGCCCTCCCGCGTTGCGTGCGAAGAGGCACATGTTACGTGTGATGTCGCTGAACACGCGCTTTGTCGAGCCCGTAGCGCCCGCGAAGCAGTCCTTATACCATACGAAGCCGCGCTTGATGAGCGTTCCCTTCATGTGAGGCATGATGCCGTTGTTGTAGCCGCTCACCTCGTTCATAGGGAATCCTGTCATGACGCCCTGCTCGTATTTCATTACGCCCGCGAAAACTGCGCCGAGCGCAGGCTTCGAGCCGTAAATCTTGGCATATTTGCCGGAAGCGAGGTCACGGTCATCGTACCATACGGCGTTGCCGAACGGAACGAACGGAAGACCGAGACCCGTCAGGTCACTTCCGAGAACCATCTCGGAATACGACGTCTCGATATGAGGAACGCTGTCGCCCAGCATGAGAACGCCGTTGGACTTATCGGTTCCTCTCCATACTCTCTGTCCTGTGACCGAAAGCTTTGCATTAGCTGATTCTGTCATAGTGTCTACCTCCTATCTGCCCCATGCGGCGAGCATGAGCTCCTCTTCGCTGTACTCAGAGGAAGAATCTTTCTGCTTTGCGTGCGCCTGTGCTTCCGGGACTACCCCGAGAGCCTTCCGTACGGCTTCCTCGACCATGCCTTTCACGGCACCGTCAAGGGCCTTGGCGACCGCGGCCTGGATAAGCTCGGCGCTGTCCTTCTGGGGAGCGTCCTTGGCATCCTTGCCGTCATCCTTCTTGCCTTCGTCTTTCTTGTTTTCAGGGTCGTTATCAGGCTTCTTCTCGTCCTTGCATGCGTCGTCCGCCTTGCCACAGCCGTCGCTGAGCATCTTCTCGACGACCTCCTTGGTCTTGGCCTCGTCGGCGTCCATGCACTTCCTGTACAGGCTGTCAATCGCGTCAGCGACCTTTCCCTTGGCCTCGGCATCGGCCGCGTCGAGCTCGGAAGCTCCGGTGATTGCGTCCGCCACCATTCCTACGAGGACGTTCTTCTCCTCGCTGTCCGTAAGGCGCGTCACATGGCGCATGACGCCAGCGACCTCGGCCTCGGTCTCATCGGCGGAAAGCCTGCCGCCCGCGATTTTCGCGGCACAGTCGAGGACAGACTTGCTGAGAACGAAGTCAGCCGTACCATCCTTGTTCTTTCCTATGCCGAACAATCTCAAGAATCCGTTCATGTTGAATCCTCCGTTTCCCTCTGACGAGGGTGATTTATCTGTCATACGGCTGACCGCCGCACCAGAATCCAATATCTTCGCCTGCCCTCCCGCGCGTCCCCGCGGGACGAGGGCCAGGTGGTTGACAGCCACGAAATCCACAACCTCAAAATCATACTTGGTGCTGTCGGAGACGACCCATACGGCGTCAAGCCCTATGGAGAGCTCCTTCTTGCCTTCCTTGTACTCCGCGAAGGCGCCCCTGTCGTCTATCACAAGGTCGTTCTCGACGTACACGTCACCGTCCTTGAGCGTCACGACCTCAGCCTGGCCTCCCACGCGCCCTATCTCAAGGGAACGCACGTTGTCAGGGGTGACGTCGTCGTCAGGATGCCCGTTCACGAACGGTATGTAATTGAAGTCCTTGAGGTGCTTGACCACTGCCTCAGGCCTACGGTACACGCGGAAAACCTTTTTGTCCCTCGATGCCTCGGGCAGCTCCTTGAGAAGCTCCTGAGGCACCTCGTCGCGCGCGTACAGCTGCACGCCGGAGCGCAGCATCCTGCACTTCTTGACCGCGATGTACGGCTTGGACTCATCTATACCGGACAGGTCGGGAAGCTCTCCCTCAGTCCGGTCCAAAAGTTTGTGGATAATCATAATACAATCCTACCCCCTTAAGGCTCTTCTGTCAACAGGCTACTGCTGCGCCCGCTGCATGCGCTCGAAAGTCTTTCCCGACGATGACACCTTGTTGTGCTGTGCCTGCTCCAGGCGGCTGCCGTAGGAGTGCCCGCCCTTGCCGTCGTCCGATTTCGGTTTCTTTGCCGGGGCAGGAGATGAGGCTCCCGCTGACGCGGCCTCCTTCTGCGAAGCTATCTGCTCCCTCAGGAGCTCCATGTCGAGCTCGTGCTTCTCATCGGCCTGCCTGTCTAGCTTATCCTGCCGCGCCTTGAGCTCGTCTATCACGGTGTTGTCCACCGGAAGGTCCGTCTCGCCCACGTCCGAGGCTATCTTGAGCGCGATGTGCGCAGGCATGAGCCCTGACACCTCGTTGAAGTAGCCGTCCGCCATCTTCTTGAAGAAGTCCGCCTTCTTCTCGGCGTCGGTGAGCGCCGGATTGTCGAACTCTATGGTGGTGTAGGGCAGCGCCGCAAGCACGTCCCTGTCAACGCCCAGCGCGTCTATGACCACGAGGTTCATGACGTACCTGAGCTGGCTCTCCATATCCTTGTGTATATACTTGACCGACTCAAGCTGCTTCTCGAGCGCTCCCTCGGTGGTGTCGCCCGACGAAAAAGCGCCCCTCTCGCTCGAGAGTATAAGCTCCTCCGGAAGGTGCGCCCTCGCGCAGAAGTCCTGCCTTATGAGCCTCATCAGCTCCGGGACCTCCTTGAAGTCCCTCTGTATCGCCTGCAGGTTTCCTATCACGTCGAGGTTAATCGGGTCGTCCACGGTGCTCGAGTGCCTTACGCGGACCGTGTCCTGCTTCGCGACCTCGTCCAGGATGAGCTCACCCTCGGTCGCCATCACGCCATCCACGTTTATCGTGCGCGCGAGGAGCGACATCTGGTTAATCATCGTCGGAATCGTGGACATGACCGTCATATAGTTGAGTACGCTCTCGTACCACCCGTTCATGTCCGATATGCCCCATCCCATAGTCATGATGTTGCCGAGATACCCCGCCTGCGGGGCGGTCACGACGCGCGCGCACCGCTCGCCGGAGACGTCGCATCCCAGGAATGGTATGAAATATTTCTTCGGCGTGAGGAAATCCTCAGCCGTCGGGTTCCACTGCGGTATATGCACGGTGCTCCACCTGTCAAGGGTCACGAACCGTGATATGCAGCCCTTCCTGACTATCCCAGCCTTCATGAGAGCCGTCACCGGCAGGTGCATAGACAGGGGGGAGTCGTGGCGGAACATCGGGAACATGAGCGAGCCGCCGTACACGAGGCTCCAGTTGCACGCGCGGGCGATATGGTCCGCGAGCTCTAGCCTCTGCACGTTCTCGTCTATCCGCCTCAGCTGCTCAGGCGTGAGCCTCGGGTTCCTGATGCGCACGCCGTTCAGGAGAATGGACTGCGCCTTCTTCTTTATGATTATCTCAGGGATTCCTTTCTGCGAGTATATCGCGGATGCCTGCGCGGGCGAAATCCACACGTTCGGCACCGCCGTGACGCCGTGCGCCGGGTCCTTGCCGGGCATTCCCGCGCCGTTCACCATGTTGGCCGTGTACCCGTTGCCCCAGCCCGCGAACGCCCCCGGGGACGCCGGGACGCCCATGCCGGGCATTATGTCCGACACGCGCTGGATGAGCGTTCCCCCCGAATGCCAGCAGTTGAGCACCGCCGGGACAAGCCGCTCCTCGGCGTTTTTCCTCAGCTCGTCCGCGTCCACTACGGCGCCGTAATTTTTCCTGGCCGCCGTGAGCTCCGCGTCCGCTATCCTCTTTATGACCATGTCCAGCTTCGAGCACGGCATGGAGCGGAAGGACGCCGAGTCCCGCACGACGGTGACGTTGTCCCTGCGCCCCGCCGGGACGTCACAAGAGTTTATGATTTTCCATACTTCATTCCAAAGCGCCATACAAGGCCTCCTGTCTCACGGGGCGCGTCACATGTACGCGGTGCCCTCTATCTGGGTATATCCGGCTCCATTATAGCGCACCGGGGCGTCGTTGTCACCATCTTCCTCGAGACTCCGCCTGTAGCTCGCCAGGTGCTGCATGAGCCCTCCCCTGACGTCCCTGTACTCAGGCAGCACGAGCGCCATGTAGCTCGTGGCGTACCTAGCGCCGTCCAGCATGTGTATCGGGCTCGACTCACCGACACCCTTCGGAATCCTGTTGTTCTTGTCGCGGGTCGCCGTAGCGAGCGCATCTGCCACCGCCGACGCCTGCTTGGTTATCTTGACCCTGCCCGTGTAGCAGAGCTTGGAGAGCAGGAAGCAGCTGTCCTCAACGAGCGGGCTCTTGGAGCGGTGTATGATGTGTATGTCGTACGCCCGGAGCTCACGTGCGAACTGAGGGTACATGTCCTTGCTCGTGACGTCCGGCAGCCAGAATATGTCCTGGTACGGGAAGTCGTGCCTGTATACCTTCGGCGCGGCGGCTATGTCCGGGAAGTCGTACGACTTCACGCACCACATGACCCCGTCCCTCGACACCCACGCCGAGCCCCTCGAATAGCCGCAGTTATGCACAAGGATGCCGTTGGCGAAGAATTCATGCGCGTCCTCTACCTCGAGGTCATACACCTCGGCCTTTTCCCCTTGTCCACCCTGGTCGTTTCCAATAACTCTTATGCTCCGCGCAATATCTTGTCGTAGAAGTTCCTCTAACCTCTGCTCCACAAACGACACAAAACTTAACGCGGCCTCTGTCACCAGTCTGTCTGCCCGTCTTGACTCGCTGGAACGAGTCATGTTTGCACTGCCGACGCACGGCTTTCTTGCACTCAGGACAATACTGTGCAGTATTGATTTTTGCCTCAAAAGACCTTCCACAAACAACACAATGAACCGTGCAACGGAAGCATCCGTTATCCCACAGCTTCGTAATCTGCGCCGAACGATTATTCCAGTCACCAGCCTTGTGCGCAGGAACTTTGGCAGCCTCGCGCAAAGCCTTATGGATTCTGTTATGCTCTTCCGGTGAGACACAAACAAGGCTTTCAGGCCTGTTATCATTGAACCCGTTTTTGTGATGTACATGCCAACGCTTCGGAATCTCCCCATAAAACTTCCGATAAATATATCTATGAAGTTTCTCCATTCTTCTTCCGGTAATAAAGTAATTCCTGAGGTTGCCGTAGCTGAGGTCAAGGTACCTGTGCCATACAAAGCTGTCATAAGCGATGTCCTCAACCCTGCTAACCGTTCCATCCTCATGCCTAACCTCGCGTAGTCCGAGATACACCGCTCCGGCAGGCAGTAAAACTCTGTCGCGTCGCATAGCTGTCTGTCTCCTTCTGGCGTTATAGCCACATGGTCTTTGGTACCGAATAATACATTGTACCTGGACACAACTTTAACGCCTCTGGGGATGGTTGTCAATACCTTTCTAAATCCTTTTCTTGTAAGGACATAGTCACCAGGCCTGATGTCCTTTATCTGCACCTCGCCATTTATCGTCAAAATACGTGTGTCGCCCCTCAGACAGTTGATGTCCTGGCCCACGTACACGCGCTCTCCGGGCCTGAGCTCGAGGTCCATGTCAACGGGCACGAAGTTCCTGTCCCAGTCGAATCCCGGGACGACGCGCCCCTGCGCGACCGTGAGGAACTCGCCCTCCATGTACACCTTGCGCTCGGTCTCGGTGAAGTTCTTCCACAAATCCTCTATATAATCCCTCGGCAGGTACCAGTTGTCCTGAGTCCTGGCCCTCACGAGCACGAACGCCACCCCGTTCTTCTTGTACGACGAGTACAGGCGGTAGAACCCCTTCATGCCCTGCGCGGTCGACGCCGCCATGATGAACGGCGGCCTGTGCCCGGGCACCACCTGCCTGACGCGCTGGCTCAGCGACTTCATCGCCTCTATCATGACATTTTCTTCAAGTTCGTCAACCTCATCGGCCAGGGCAGCATGGACTGACTGGCCGAAAATCCGGGCAGGCTCGCACAGCTGCAGGAATATGACCTGGACGGTGCCGACGGTTATTATATGGTTCTTGGTGTCCTCGTGGTACGGCGTCTTTGATGCGTCGAGGTATGCCTTGAAATCTATCATGAACGTCTGCTCTAGGTGCGCGTAGGTGTACCCCGCGACGGCCAGCCGCACGCCGAGCCCTCCGTCGTCCTTCTCGCCGTCGTACTCGGAGATAAGCTCCAGCGCGGCTATGGCGAGGCTCCTGGTGTTGTGCGTGACTATGAAGTCCCGGCACAGGAAAAGGCCCCCGGGAGAGTCCACACGTATACAGCGCATGGGGAGCTTCTCCGGGAGTTTCTCGACCGAGTACACGGCGACCTTTGTATAGTCCCTCCTGTCGGGGCGCGGGAACGACGTCACGCGCGACAGCTTCCGGGGCAGGGAAAAAAGCCACGCCTTCCTCTCCTGCGAGGTGCTCACAATCACGTTGTAGCACGTGTTCTTTCCTTCGCGGACGTCCTCGGTTATGGTCGAGACTATCCCCATTGAGAGGAGCAGGTTCCTGACGTCCTCCGCGAGCCTCCTCGACGTCGTCGAGTAGCTCACATGCAGGCGGTTGGCGGACGAGTCCACCGACCCGTCCGTGTCGAACAGCCCCTGGAGGAGCTCCCTCCTCTGGTCCTCGCCGGACATGAGGTACTCCTCCGGTATATACTTATGTCCCGCCAGGCACCTGAGTCCCTCGGGGACCACGTCACTTGTCTTTATGTTATGCCCGTCCCGCCGGAACGTCCAGCTGTACGTGCACTTGTTTTTCCTGGGCTCCGCGCCGAGCCTCGACGCGACCTTCCTCACCTGCCACTCGTCCGCTGACGAGAGCGTGAGCGCGGGCAGCGTGAGGCAGCCGTTCCCTATGAGGCTCCCCAGGACATAGGGGTCGAGCGGGAGCTCCCTGTCGGGGTAGAAGCACACGGGAGAGGAGGGGACCCAGAACTTGGGCTTCCCGCCTGCCCTGGTGTAGCGCGGGTCGGGGCGCCTGACGCCCTTCCGGAGCATCTCGGAGAGCTCCATGACCCTATACCTGAGACCTCCGTGGCTGTAGTAGTACACGCCCCACAGGTGCTCGGCCGAGCATATCACGCTCCTGCCGTCGGACAGCGTGACGCGGTAAGCGTCGAGCAGCCCCTGCTCATACACGCCCAGGACCCTGACGGGCCGTCCACTGTCGTCGAACACCATGTCGCCCACCCTGATGTCCCCGAACTCCCTGAACCCGTCCGGCGTAGGAGTTATTTCCTTATAATACAAAGCCTTGCCCGCGCCGTAGCCTGCCAGGAGAAAGTGCCATCGCACCTCCGGAAAGTTTTTCGGGGACTGCAAGAAACGCTCCTGATGAGGCAGGAGAAGCACAGTTCCGCTGTTCATACGTCACCTCCGTAACTTCCGCCATTATACCCCCCGAGGAGCGTGCTGTCAACTGCCATAGCCGTAACCCGCAAAATACGTTATTTCTCCCTGAGGACGCCGTCCTCTCCCATGACCATGACGGGCTCGTCCGTTTCCGGGGCCTCCCCGTAGAGGGCCTCGGCCTCCTGCTTGCGCTTCCGCGCCTTGGCTGCCACGTCCTGCTCGTCCTCGCCCTTCATCGCCGCGAACGACGCGCCGTCGTCGCTGCTTCCCTCGTTGACCTCGACCTGCTTGAGATTCTCCATCTCCTCGCGCGTCAGCGCCGTGAAGAAAAAGTTGACCGCGCTCTCCTCGTTGTCCGAGCTGTCCTCGGCCGTGAGGCTCATGAGCTCGCGCCTCATCGACGCCGCCTTGAGCTGCATCGCGAGCGAGTCCTTGTCGGACGACTTTTTCCTCTTTCCCGAGCCGTCCCTTCCGGACGAGTCGTCCCATGCGTCCGCGTCGTCCCCGAGCCTCTGCGCCGCCTCGTATATGTCCTCTATCTCGTCAAGCTCGCGGAGGTACTTCTCCGCCCGTATGGCCCTCGTCTCCCTCACGAAAACGGGGTCCCTGAGTATCATCGCCCTCATCTTGCCCTGCACGCGCGAAGCGTCGAGGGCAAGCCCCTGGTTCAGGAGTTTCCTGTAACTTTCTATGACCCGGTCCCTCAGGACCTCGAATGAATCAGCCATGCCCGTATCTCCTTATACTGATAATAACACGTACGCAAAAATACGTCAATTTTCCCCGGAAAATATGAGTTCATCCGCACTTTACATACATATAAGCACAATATATAGCTATTTATTAAATACTTGTGTAAAAACTTTTGTGAAGCATTTTCCGCCAAAATCGCGCTTCTATAAGGGTCCCCCCACCCCCTCGGTTGCTTTCGGGTAACTGAAATCGTGAGGAAACTTTACAATGTAACATTATAACCCCTTGACACCACAACAAAATGTTTCACGTGAAACATTTTACAATGTAACACCATGAACCAATAAGAACGTATAAATAAAAATTATCGAATCAAACATAAAATAAAGACAGTTTTTCAATTTACTTAAATGTACTATACAAATATATAGTAATATAAGCGCAAATTGTGACACTGTAAAATAAAAAACGTGTATGACAAAATAA